CTAGATTTTCCGTAGGAACTCCAAATATTTGTGTTAAAGGACTAGTATCTCTCATTGCTGCTGAAGGAGAAACTATTTCTTGTTTTGCTGGTAATCCAGGTAAAGCGTGTTCTGCGACATTTGTAGGGATATAGTTTGCATCTACAACTCTATTTGGATCTGTTACAGGGCCTCCGCCATAATCAATAGTTTTTGGATCAACACCCATAGACTCTGTTACTTTTAAAGCATTAGATGTATCGAATATATTTGCAGTATCCTGCGCTTGGAATAAATCCATTATATTGCCTTCCATTGCAGCTGCCCTTTGATCTCCTAATTGAGCAGCTTGTGCATTAGTAACTTGAACTATCTCTTGAGGGCTTAAATATGTCCTTTGATCAGGAGCCACATTAAATTGTTCATTATACCTCTGAACAGCAGGTAATTGATTTGTCATTTCTATAAATTCATTTGTAGGAGCTCCTTGGGCGCTAGCAGTAGGAGAAACCATATCCACAGGTGTTGCTGCAGTTCCCCTTTGTGCATTATATGCATCTGTTCTAGCCTTTATTGCTTCTGGGCTCCAATAGTTTTCATTTGCCATTTACTTTTTCTCCATTTATCTGTTTTGGTCTTACAGCCTCTTGTAATTGATCCTTAGAAAATCCTTGAAATGCAGCAGCAGATATTTGAGTTACTGTTGTCCTGCTTTTATCTTCTAAATCCATAATATCGGATAATTTAAATAAGGCCTTTAATCTTGTATCTTCTTTTTGAGCTGATGTAGCTATAGTATTTATATTTCTTAATACTGTAGTCTCATTTATTCCCAGCTCTTCTAATATAGGTTTTAATTCTTCTTTCATAGCTGTTTTTATTCTTTGTGTTTTTACTAATTGATTTGCTCTCATATTTGCATATGAAGGCTCGTTCGTAGGAAACGCTTTCATATACGCTTCCTGCGGAGATAGACCCGTAGCCATATAGACTACAAACATCTCTTCCTTAGAGCTAAGTCTATCTCTTTCCTTTACACGATCTTCTCTATCGATGTTTCCACCAATAGAGTATATATTCACTCTTTTCGATGTATCCATTTTATTTTTATCGGATACAACAAATGTGCCTGTGCAAGTACCAACGTACTCAATGGTTTTGACCTTGCCTTTAGGTTTTAACATTCTGCCACGTCTGAGTATCTGGATGACACATCCATCATCAGACTCTACCCAGTCACCTATGTGACCATCCCTCCAATCCTTAAGGAAGGTCAAATCTTTAGGAACTTCTTCTAAATCATCGAATACAACATGTTGTATTTTATTTACTATATAATTTCTCATATCGTTCTACTATCCCCGCCAGGGGTAGTAGGAAAATTTATGATATACCCATAATACTACTATCGAGTAATTTACCTAATTTTTTATCCACTTTAATCTTTTGTTCATCAACATTTAAAACTGTTTCATCGTGCTCAACATATTCTTTTAAGACGATACATTCATCAGTTTCTTCATCGAATACTACTTCTAATACATATGTTTTTATTGCCATAATAATCTCCAGTTGAATATACGAGTCCCTGAATAGAAAGGGTTCTATTTTTAAAAAGTTTAACTACAAATTTCCACATAGACCAGTAATTTCTCCCATATCTAAACTTTATATTGTAGCAATTTCTATCGGTTATTGGGGACAAACTCTTTTTCCTATTCGGAGAGCAACCCAACTTCTGATCCAATTAGCAGAACTATTTCAAGGGTACTAACTGGATGATAGCTAAAAAAGTCTAACTACCGATATCCTAATATAATTCAATGTCAAGCAATTTACAAGAGGTTTTAAAAATTGTGTCATTTTGGTATACACATAGACACACACACCCCACCCCCTATTCAGGGGTTTTTCAAATTAACGATTCCGTTATTTTTGATTCTATATTTGAATTAATTTAATTAATTTTAATTGTTTTAATAATTAGGAGATGAATAAATGTTATCAGTAAAAGATAAACAATACATAGCAGACACAGTAACTACTCATGTCGGTGCAATCCTTAAGTCAATACTTCCTAGTAATGATGAGAAGACAAGTGAAGCAGATGCAACACCACAAGGTGTACAATATGCTGACCCATTTCTTCAAGCGTGCGAGCAACGTAAACTAGAGCTAATTAAAGGAGGAGCTAACATTGTATTAGTTAAAGGTAGGCGAGGTGTTACTGAAATCAATCGTACTCAACAAGAGATCAATATGATTAATGATGAGATTGATAACAGAAAGAACTATAGGACTCATAAAAGAGTTGGATAGTTATTGAATTAGATAATAATTGGGGATTTATTTCCCCTTTTATTATTTATATATTACTTATATTATATTTATTATACAAAACAGGACAGTTTTCTTATAAAACACAGAGTTTACATACACTAACTCCAATACACACACCTGTACACGATAAATATATATCAACTTATACCACACATAACAAGGAGAAAAGAATGAGAAAAATAGCAGATATTTACACTCAAAAGACACTATTAAATATAAAAATGGATAAGCCATCTAAGTTATGGAATACTATAAAACATATGACACCTAAATGGGTTGTAGTCAATTGTTGGAGAATACGTGGTATGGGAAGGGTTCAAGCACGTAAAGTAATTACAAGGATTTGTAAAGATGGACATTATGATAGAAGAAAGTCTATAGCGGAAGAGTAAAACGGTTTAAACGCTTGGCTCATAACCAAGAAACATCAGGTTCGACTCCTGTTTCCGCTACAATAGTAAGATTTATTAGAGATAGTAGTGCAATTCTTATCGCAGAGACTAATTATGTGACGACATAAGATAGTAGATAAACATCAAGTTGCTGAAATACTTTATATTATTATCTCTAATTCATTAATTGTCTTCGGACATTCGGCAGTATCATGTCGTTAGAATAAGTATAGCAATATACCCAAAGTTAATACTATTATTGATAGATAGTATAGCGCCAGTGATGGTTCATAGATACAAGCTTCTATGTGTATAATCTCGAAGGCAAAGAGAATATGCATCATCAAGATGGTAATTGATGTGAGTATGGTAACATACAATAAGATAAGGAGTAGGAATAATAAGCTAAGTGTGAGAGCAAGGCTGTGTTCCAGTATTATGGTTAATCCTTTAGTAATAAAGGGCAACACCAGACATACCATGATTTGTAATATCTCAATTATAAATGATAGTATTAAGTATAGTATTTGCTACCCAAAAGGATAGTGAGCTATTCTATGAGCGACTTAATACATTGACCAGTTATCATTAAAATATGAAAACATAGAAAAATAGCCATAGCGATTAAGAGCAAAAAGTTCTAGTACTTAAATCTCTTGCAAAACTAGAGAGCATATTTGGCCTCAAGCTTAATGTGTGTTGTAGTGAACATACTACATGGATGGGCACATTCATATAGATATTATTAACTGCTGAGATAACTTAATCGATAAGAGTGGTAGTCTATAACTACTGAGCTTACCAGGGTACATATGGCAACATATGTGGATAAAGACAAAACCGAATAAAAGGAACATAGTCTGAAAGTCTTGGTGTAACAAGTATAATCTCAACTTGTAAATTTTAAATAACCAAGGAGATGAATAATTATGCAATATCCATATTATATTTTAAGAAAGATAAAAAGAGCTATGTTTTGGTTCTTTGAAGAAGAAGTAAAGAAAATATATCTTCGTCATTGGTCTGAAATTGAAGAAGAATTACAAGAAGGTGATACTATTTATGCTCTTAAACATAGAGGTATACAAATACCAAGTAAATATGTAGAAGTAAGTAGTATTGAAGGGGCAATATTAACTCATCATGGAGAAGATGAGATGAAAATGTATATAAAAGCTAGATATCAATTAGACAAAGGATATGAAGGCTGTAATGAATGGTATTACTAAACTAAAAGGAGACAATATGGCAAAATATTTAATACATAGCGTAACAATAGTATTATCAATATTAACACTAAACCATTATTATAGATATCTAAACTATAAACCAATAGCAGTATTATTATTCTTTTGGATTATAGCATCTTTTATAATGATCAGACTTGAAGAAAGTAAATGGTAGTACAGTAATATAATAAGTATTTGGTTTATATTACTAGTACATGATAATTTATTAATAATAACCACGGGAGAATAATGGAAACAGAATACGAATGGCCTTATGAAGAAGAAGTGAATCAAGAACCTCTTCTTTATAAAACTAATGAAGAAAGAAATTCCTACATTAAAAATGTATCAGGAGATTGTTGGTGGCTAAAAACATATCTTGATAATACCTTACCACAAATAAACTACTAAAATATTCTAATAATATCCAGGAGGAAGTCAAATGGATAATCAAATCAAAAAAACTTGGGGTAGATCTAAATTATATTATTGCCCTAAAATGAAATTAGTATGGCAATATGATAATAATGATAATGCACGTATTTATCAAGATATGCCATCATATGGATTGGAAAGAAAAGAATTACCGCAATAGATCATTGTGGTTTTAGTTATATATACAGACTGGTTGAACGGCAGTTGATGTCGACTATACACAGCGTCAGTGGCTTATGTAGTATATATAATAGGATATGTATTAATAACAATAGAACATTAATAGGCTATGAGTGCAAATCATGGTTTAAATATTAAGAACTATGTTAAATAATATTGTAGTAATAAACTATAATAGTCTTGGAATTAACACCAAGCAGTAGTAAGACCAATTAATCTTCTACAATTATAGCATAAATATATATGTGTGGAAATATCCTCCATTACTACACCACACACTAGTTTAAATTGCCTGGCATACGTAACAGTAGAGTTTAAAAGCCGACTGCAGGGCCCTCTTAAAGTATGCCAATACTTAGTCCAACTCTGAAACATAGGCATGAAGAGGTAGGGATAATGTGTAAGATAAGACTGATGGATCACTCTGGCTGAATATAACCATGCTCTTATCAATATACACGGGGACGACATGCGTGACCACTCAACAGCCTCGAAAGTAACAGATGGTTCGTCCCAAAGAATTAAATTAAGGAGACATTATGGATCTGGATAAATGGGAAGAAGTTCCAGCCGAAGATTTATGGCAAGATGGAGAATTAAAAAGGTCTGACATGCCAATGGAATTGTTTGAAAAAGTAATTATAACAGGTCAATGGAAATTAATAAGGAGAAAACATGAGCAAAACTGAATTAAATGGTAAAAAGTATGATTTAATGAATGTAAAAGAAAGAACAGAGTACTGGACTGATTTTGCAGCTGATAAATTATTAGGTAAAAAAATAGTTAAAGTAGAATACTTTAGTAATCAAGAAGCTGAAGAATGTATGTGGTATTCCAGACCATTATGTTTTCAATTAAATGATGGCACATGGGTATATCCTATGAGAGATGATGAAGGCAATGATGGTGGAGCTATGTCATATATTAATGATACAGAATCTGAGACATTTCCAGTATTAGGCGTGGAGGATGAATAATGGGTAAAATTAAAGATAAAATGATGGATTTTTTAGAAAATGGTGGCTTTGAATTAGGTTTTCACGAAAATATGATACCAAATATAGGTGATACTGATATTATTCTTAAAAATGATATAAAAGTATGGGAATATATGGGTTATAGGAGTGAAAAAAGTTTTTATTCTCAAAGAAAACCCAGTGCTTTAGCAATTAAAGAGATTGTTAAAAAATATGGCATGAATAGGAAGGATTATTGGGAAAAACCTAAACAAATAGAGTATAAAATGCCAAAACTGATAGAATATAAAAATGATAACTTTTAGGAGAAAACATGAGACAAGACACAAAAACTGATTTATTTAAATTAATTGATACTTTAGATAGTATAGATGATTTAGATCTAGTAAGAGAAATGGTTAAAACTAGAAGTAAAAAGTTAGCCAGAGATACTAAATCTGGATTAATAATAGGAGATAAAGTAATAATATCAGGTTCTGCTAAAATAGAATCAGGTAAAGTAATTAAAATCAACAGAACACGGGCTGTTGTAGACTGTTATGATAAAACTATAGATGGAATGGTAGCATATAATGTTCCATTTTCAATGATAAGAAAGGCAATATCATGATAGATGGTTGGATTGAGAGTAAAATAGATGTTTTTATTGAAAATCAAATTAAGGAGAAAAAATATGGCAGAAGCAACAAAAGAGTCATTAGAAACAGAAATTGGATCAGAAAAATGGGTAATAGATTGGATGGAAAGAAGGAAAGCTCATAGAGTATCTAAAGCTCAATCATTAAGGGATTTAGCAGCATTCTTAAGAGATATTGGATATAAATATATTCGAGTATGGTATGAAGGTGCTGGTGACAGTGGTGATTGTTATCATGCAGAAGGCTGGAAAAAAGAAATCAATCTTGAAAAGAAAGATGATAGAGGTAATTGGCCAGATACGTATGAATCTAAGCGTTGGAATCATGATAAAGTAGAAAACTTCGATGAATGGAAAGGAATGACCAGAAATCAAAAAGAACTTGAAAAACAATATGAAATGTTTAGAAAAGAACATCCTGATCAAAACTTAAATTCTGAATTACATTGGGAACTTACAGAACTCGTAGATTATGATTGGTATAACAATGAAGGTGGACAAGGTGAAGTTGTATGGGATTTAGAGAAAGAAGAGTTTCGTGTAGAAGGCGAGCAAAATAGATATGCAGCTGTAAAAGTGAATGAAACATACTTCATGGATGGAAAACAACCTGAAACTTGGTATGGTGATGAGGTTTATGAAAGATGAAAGCATCAAATCACTGTTTATCAAGCGTAAAGCATTTTGGAGGGCGTGTAGGTGATTATCATTACATACATGCTTGGTTTGATGAATCTAAGGATCATTATGGAGACATAAGACATAGAGCTTTAAGACATCATACTCAAGGTATTAAAGAGTGTGAATTGAAATTTGGAATAGTAATCTCAAACTCTGACGGTAAAAATATACCAGTACGTTCTATAGCAGAACAACACATAAGAGAAGATTTGGGCTTTATTCCTACAGTTCAAGATTGGCTTAAAGAAATCAAACCAAAACCTTGGATGGCAAGTACCAAGAAGAATATAAAGAAAATGAATTTGATGTAAATTGCGGAGCCCCAGAGATCTCATATGTCCGTTTAAACATGCGGGGCACGGATACCAGTTTACATCAATAATTTAATGTAGTCATGTCAGTCACGGAGATACTGGTGAGCCTCAAGGGCAAGTCCCTTGGACGATATTCCTGATCACTAAGAGAACCAATTATGGCGCTGTATTAACTAAGCTGGATAAGCTCAGCCGATTTAGGGTTACAGTTGCATTGACTACATTAATACATTTAGGGAGGTAGTGCGTAACCTGCAGGTAGACGAATGATCATAAGCTTCGCATCATTTACTACCTCCTTAAATAACTTGGAATATTTATCCATTTTTTGTAAATTATAAGACGTTTTTTTAACAAAATCAAGGCCACTGATGGATAATCCAGAAATAAAAACAGACGAGGATATAGTTCTCGAAATGTATCTCAAATTAATTTTAAAATATAAAACTGAAGGTAAAGATTATAGATTACTTGAAGAAAGATATGATGAATTAATTTCCAGAAAACTTATAAAATAAGGAGCAATTATGCAAAAAGAAGTTAATGGAGTTCCAACAACTCCAATGGGACAGGTGTCTCCAAATTTGAACACAATAAGACAAGCCACTGTAAATCCAATGACGGGAAATAATACACCTAATTTTAATTTAGACGCAAATTGGAAATCATTAGACATAACAGAATTAATTAAAGCATTATGCAAATCGCAAATGGATATGTCAGCTGTTGTTCAGTCGAAAGTAAATCCATTTTATAAATCTAATTATGCTGATATCAATGATTTATTAAGATCTGTATTACCTGTAATTACTAAACATGGATTAGCTGTTACTCAAGGTAATAGATTTTGTACTGAAACAAATGGATTTTATGTTACTACTACATTATGCCATGTATCAGGTCAATGGATAAAAAGTGAAGTTAGAATACCAATGGGTAAAAGTGGTGATGCGCAAGCAGTAGGTCAAATGTGTACATATGGAAGAAGATATGGATTAGGAGCAATTCTAGGTATATCTGTAACAAAAGATGATGATGGTAATAGTTTAAGAAAATAAGGAGACGTAATGGCGTTAAAAACAATGAGTGTGTCAGAAGGCAATGGTCAATATGCTGCTGGATGGCATGAATTAGAAATAAGTAAAGCTGAATACAATGAATGGAATGATAAAAAAGTTATTGATATTTGGTTTAAAGATTATTCAGAGCAATTTAAAGTAAGAGTATTTTCTGCATTTAGTAAGGATACTAATGAAGAATTCGCTATTGCTAGATTGTTTAAAGTAGCTAATGCTGGCATCGTATCTGTATTAAAAGATGCAAGTGGTAAAAATCCAGTTATTCAATATGATGATGAATCTGAAGGACTTATTGGTAAAAAAGTAAATGTATTTGTTTACAAGCAAAAAGGTAATGATGGTAAAGAATACAGTAATCCTTTTAATAGATTTGCACCAATAGCTCAAAAAGGTGAACATTTATCATATAGTAATGATGATGTTTCGTTTTATAAAGCAAATGTAGAAAAAGCTTGTAAAACATATTTAGAAAAAAAACAAACTACAACTACTTCTGATGGAGATATGCCTTGGTAAGAATTCATCCGTGGTAGGAGGAGAGGGGAGTCAATAACTGGTAGATAATTTATTATCTTTATGTGAGACTCCCTTACTTTTAAAGGAGGATAAATTGAAAAAAGGTAAACTTAATGCTTTAAGAAATCAAATCAGAAAAGCTATTAAATATAAAGATTATCCTAGAGCTGGATTATTAATTCAAAGATATAAATCAAATGGAGGCAAATTATGACAGTAAGAGATCATATAACAAAGAAATTAGTTAATCTTTCAGAAGCAGGATTAACAACATTTAAAACATCAGATATACAAGAATTAGCTTATATAGGAAGACATGATTTTGGGAAATTCTTAGGTAGCTCTGAAACATATACTAGAGAATTTAGAAGAATGAGAACCGATGGTATATTGAAAGTTAGAAAACTAGATAGAAAAAACAGACAACAAATATGGGTTTTACAATCAATTGAATATTAGGAGATAATATGATTAAAGAATATGCATTTGGCTTGTCTAATAGACATCATTTTGGTCCCGTTAATGATATGCAAAAATGGGCAGGAATGGCACAAGATACATTTATGTCTTTATGGGATTATGATGAATATGTAGAGAAATTTGTTAAGGAAAAAGGAACTTTATCAGGATATGATGGAATTCTTTATATGCCTGATGAATTTATTCTAGATGTTGATGGCAGTAATCCAGAAAATGCTAAAGAAAAATGTATAGGATTAACAATATTATTAGATGATTATTGTGTTCCTTATAGATTATATTTCTCTGGCACAGGATTTCATATAGGGATACCTGGAAAAGCTTTCAGATGGAAACCATGTACTGATTTACATTTAAAAGTAAAGGATATTCTTACTGAAGCAGAAATATATAAATATGCCGATTCATCTGTATCTGATAAAACTAGAATTATCAGAGTAGTAAATACATTAAATAGTAAATCTAAATTATGGAAAATTCCAATTAGCTTAGAGGAATTACATAAACCAATTGAAAATATATTGGAATTAGCTAAAACTAAAAGGAATACACTTAAATGGACATCATTAGAATGTGAACCTGTATTTGATGTATTAAAAAGAAAACCTAAAGCAAGTGATAAGGAATTTGAAGCAATAACTTTAGGTAAAAATCCAGATCCTGTCTGGTATCCATGTATTCAAACTATGATGCAAGGGACTTCACAAGGTTCAAGACACCAAATAGCGCTTAGAATAGCAGCTTTCTTAAGATGGAGATACCCAGAGCATGTAGTTAGATTAGTTATGGAAGATTGGAGAAAAAGAGTTGATTTAGATAAACATCCATTTACAAAAGATGAAATGAATAAAATAGTAACTGATTGTTATGAAGGTCATGGCGGGAATGGCTATAACTACGGATGCACAGATATACATATGGATAGTCATTGTCAATCAACTTGTAGATTATATAAAGCTAAAAAGTCACAAAGTACTCAAGATGCAAAAACCATGGAAAAAGAATTTGTTGAGTTTCTTACAAGAGAAACAGAACCTATAAATTTAGGTAGTTTATATGGAAAGGATTTCCCAATATATCCTGGAGAGGTAGTTATCATACAAGCTCCCCCTAAAAGTATGAAAACAATGCTTCTTCAGAATTGGGTGAATTCTCTTAAAAGAACAACTTATTTTCTAGAAATGGAAATGAGTCCAAGACAAATATGGTCTCGTTTTGTAATGATAGAAAAAGAATGGAATGAGCAACAATTAAGAGATCATTATATGCAATATCAAAATGGTATTAGTGATGATTTTCAATGGTTAACTGTAGATTATAGTAGTTGTTATCCTCAAGAATTAAATAAGAGAATAGCAATGTTACCTAGAAAGCCAGAAATAGTTGTAGTAGATCACATGGGATTGTTTAAAACACAGAAGAACGATAATAATATGAAAGTTGAGGAAGTATCTCAAGCTTTAAGTGAACTTGCTGTGCAAAACAATTTAGTGATATTTGCTGTATCTGAGATTACTAAACAAGCTTTTCATGAAGGTATGGATATAACAAGTTCTAGAGGTTCCTTTAGAATTGCTTATAATGCTAATAAAGTATTATCTGTTAATCCATATAAAGATGAAGAAGGATTAGTTAGAACTCTAAAGATACAAACAACTGCAAATCGTGAAAAAGAAAATCTTGATGTTATGTTAAATGTTAATAATGTTAAGATATCATGAATTGTTGGGATTGCGGCTTAAATAAATCAGGAGGTATTCCTTTATGTTCATGGTTCAATGAGCCTAAAGAAGTGCCTCCTCATATTATAGACAAAGGCTGTAAATTCTGGAGAAGTAAATTTGCTCAACTAGCAATTGAAAAATTTGATGGAGAATTAATATTATGATAAGAATAACTAAATGGTTAAATCCAGATGAATACATGTGGACAAATGGAATGAAAATTACAATTATGGAATGGGCGAAAAAACAAAGAAGTATAATAGAAAGAAAAACTGGTAAACAAACCTATATAAAGAATAGATTAGGAAAAATAGCTATATATAGGGAAAGATTAAAATAAGGAGAAGAAGATGAATCCATATCAAGAAATAAGAAAAGTACCATTAGATTATAGTGGTATACAATCATCGGCTTATGCTGTCCAAAGATTAGACGAAGAAAAAGGATGGAAAGAAGCAGGTGTAGTAGGTCAAAACTATTTATTATTGCCTAACCAAGATGTAAAAGATATAGCAGAAGACTTATTAGGTAGCGCATATATAGATTTTGAATTAGATAAAGAGTTCTTTAATGGTAAGAACTTTATGTTAGCATATAAAGCAGTAGATAGCATAGCAACTATTGATCATACAGCTAAAGATGAGGATATAGATAAGATAAATCTAGGTATTCAATTTTGGAATAGTTATGATGGTTCAAGATCATTTGGATTTTCATTAATGCTTTATAGATTGATATGCACAAATGGAATGATGAGTAAGCAATATTTACAAAATTATAGATTTAGACATAATCCTGGTTCTGAAGATTGGGATAAACAATTAGAATCTATGGTGCATATGATAAATATTACTCAAGATGGAGATAATAATAGTGTAAATACTATGATTAATGGTATTAAAGAGTTAAATCAACGTGTTATAGACATTGAAGAAATCAGCAATATTAGACACAATCATCTTAAAGATATACCAACAGGTGTATGGGGTGAAATTGTAGATAAATTTACTGATCCTCGTGGCGATTATCACGATATTAGTAATGGTTGGGGTTTACTTAATTCTGCTACAGATATATTGTGGCATAAAGAGAAACCAACACTTGCATCGTATAATCAAAATGCTATTATAACAGATGGTTTAATTAACGCAATTTGCGCTTGAAGCAATGCGGATAACAGTCGGATAAATTAAAGGAGCCAATAACTGGTCCTGTAAGTCCAATTAGCAAGGGTGTACTACTCTAGAGTGAAAGGCAAAGGAATATGTGAGGCTCCTTTAATAAAATAAAGGGATAAATATGAAAATATCTGCAGAAGATAAATTGAGAAATTACAATAAATGGACTTGTCCAAATTGTAATAAAAAATATAATAACCCAGAAAAAGAAATGGAACTAATAAATCCTATATATGATAGATCTACAGGACATATAGCAGAAGAATTCAGATGTTCTAAATGTGAAGCGCATTTTCTGGTAAAATTAGAAACTAAATTAAATTGGAATAAAGTAGAAATGAGGACAGGATGACGAATGATGTAATAAAAGAACTAAACGAAACTAAAGAAGAGTATGAATCATTTGTAAATTATTTAAAAGATAAATATAATGATGAAGAAAAAGAGATTTTACTAGCAACTGGTTGGCTAGAAGCATTAGATTATGTATTGAAAATAATAAGTAAGTTAAATAGAACTTCAATGGAAAAAGCTGCAGATGCAGAAGATCCGAATTATTATACTGAAGAAAGTTTATTAAAAGCACAAATGATTAATTGCAAAGATGGGCATTGCGATATTTAAATAAAAGGAGATAACGTGGATAAAAAGAAAACCAAAAAAACCAAAGATCCATTAGATGTTACAGATTTAATGGTTGTTGCAGAGAAAATAAAGACTGACGATGTAATACAAGTTCAAGAAAAAATACTAATAATAGAGCAAAAATTAATGAATCTAGAAACAGGATTAAAATTAGCTTTATCTAGATTAGGTTTACAAAAGGAGTATAAAAATGGCGAATAAGAAATTAACAATGAAAGTTGTGGGTAAAAGATTAGACTTTTTATTAAGAGAATCAGTTAAAACACAACAAGCTGTTGATTATGTTAATAAATTAATAGCCTTTTATATAGACTTTAAAGATGATATAAAGGAATTTCAAAAATATCTAGAGGAAAAAGATAATGAATCAAGAAAATCTAATAGTAAAGAGAGCATTAAAGGAAATGAAGAAATTAGTATTGATGAACCAAAATCTACAAAAGGAAAATCAGGAGCTAAAAAATCTTCTAAATCAAAAGGATAATAATTCTACTACATATAATGAAAAAAGTTCCAATAGTATAGAATATATTATTCAAGAAGCTGATGAGGCTTTAGATAGATTCCATAAAAAACTACAGAAGGAGAGAAAAAAATATGCCAAGCAAAAACAAAGCAAGAGGTAATCGCCTTGAAAGATTAGTAGTGAATCAAGCAAAAGAAGTAGGAATTTCAGCAATTAGAGCTTATGCCAGTAATGGATTGTCTTTAGGAGAAGCTGAAGATGTTGATGTTAAAATAGGAGAGTTCAAAGGTCAGTGTAAAATGCGTAAAAAGATTGCGTCTTTTATGAAACCTCCTGAAAGCTGTGATATAGCATTAATTAAAGAAGATAGAGAAGATACTTTAGTTGTAATACGATATAAGGATTTTCTTAATATAATGTTAAAACAAATGGGAGAATGGTAATGATAGGAAAAGCTTTAAATCAGTATATAAATGATATAAATCATAGAATGAATAGAATCCAGAAACATAAAGTAGAAGAAGAAGATATAATATATTTATTAAAGGATTTAACGGTAATAATAGATACTTTAAATAAACTTAAAGAAACTTTAGCAGAAAAATTAGATAAGTATATTACTAAAAATTAATTCATCCCTAAAACTTGGAGAGAGATTGTAGAGCTCTACGTCTCTCATCCGAGTTCATTCTAATAAAAGATTTCTTTTCCTTCTTTTTACTCTTTTTAATCAAACCTGTACCAAAAGCCTTTTCATATAATTCAGATGCACCCTGCATAGTATCACTTTCAAGAATTTTCTTTCTTGTTTTTCTAACATCTATACCAAGTTCTGTTTCACCAGGATATAAACCAAATTGAGCTCTTAATACACCTGGAAATCCACTCTTAGTAAAAGCAGGTAATGTTTTACTAGTAAATCTATCTAATTCAACATTAGGCATTAATTTGCCCCACATTTCTCTGTTTAAATCTGCATCACTCATATCCTCATATTCTCTAATACCTGTCATTAATGAAGCTATACCATCAGGATCTACTTGAAGATCATACCATCCTTTTGATAAACCTAAATTAAATACTTCTACCATATCTGATAAAACAACAGATTGTGAAACAAGAGGTCCTCTGCCATAAAAAGCATTTTTCTTTTCTTCTTCACTACCTGTTATAAATTGAGTAAAGTCTCCAATTTTACTTAGAATTTCATTACCTATATAGCTGGTAACATTGACTCCAAAAGGAATACTTATTGCATTTGCAATCATAGCAAGGCCTACACTTCTATACATTCTTTTAAACTCATAACTATTTAAATTTTCACCTGCTTTATATGCTTTCCATGCATCTTTAAATATCATAGCTTCTAAATTAATAGCTGATTTAGTATAGTGTTGGAATTGGAACAATAAACTACCAGCCTTACTTTTCAATAATTCAGACTTGCCATGAGGAGAATATACAAAATGTAATAATTCCGTAACTCTAGCTGCATATTTACCTGCTTCCTTGCCCATTGCTGTTTGCGTTTCAGGATTATTTATATCTTTTTCTATAAATCGATTTTGCTGTCTTAATTGTCTTAATCTAGAGCCAAAAGCTCTTTTAAAAGTATGCTTTCTATTAAAATTTTCAGCCCATTGCATGAAAATAGCACTTTTTCCAGCAACTTTAACACCAGCTTTAGTCATATGGTCTAAGACACTAATTTGATCCTGTCTTGTTAAATAACCGTTTTTATAGCTAACACCAAAACCTTCTAAACTTATATCAGTTATAGCACCTTCAGTAACTGTTCCTAAATCAAAAAATTTATAACCATATTTAGTCATCATATCATTCAATAATCTTTCAGCATTTGGATTACTTTTAAATTCATTCATAGCATGTTTCATTTCTGTATGACCAAACCATTTCCAAGTAAATAATGATTGACTATAATTTTTAATAGGAGATTTAAAATTCCAGCCTAATTTACTAACAAATTGCATACTAGATAAAAGTCTATGTATATTATTAGCTACAGGAGAATCTTGAATGCCCCTCCCTTTTATAGCATCATTATACATCTCCATCATATATTTCATATAAGATTCAGCTGCTTCGCCTGTTTGTTTTCCAGGATTTGAAAATGCTACTTCACTTAATTTTTTAATACCTAATAAATAAGCTTTATCTACAGTAGAACTATGATTAAATTTGCCAACATCTTTTATAAATTGATCTACATACAACATAGGATTTCTTGTAAAATATTCAGTCTCAATACCACTGCCAGATCTAGATTTTAACCTATCACTTAAAGTTGTATTAATACCATCTACTTCTTTGACAAATTGATTAAATAAATCATCCATTTCACTTTTAGATAATTCAGTATTTAAATCTAACTTTTCTCTCATTTCTAATGATTGCTTTAATAAATCTAATACATAATGAGGAGCATATCCTTTATCTTTACTTTTTTGTAAATTCGATTTAACTTCTTTATATCTCTCTATTAATCTAACAGCTGCATTTGTTTTTTCTCCATATTTTAAATTAACTATATCTATTAGATTATCAATTGATTTCGATAAGTCTTTATTAGCGTTACCAACAATAGTTTTCCATCTGGATGAAGCTACATCTAATTTATTTATATAATTATTTCTATATTCTAATTCATTAGCATATTTTACTCTTAAACTTTTTGTAGTTCCTGTTTCTAAAACTTCCAAGAAATCTTGAAACATAACACCTTCACCCTCTTTACTTAAGAATTTATCTAATTTATAATATGCATCACTTGAATTCAAATCTTCACCTTTACCTTCAAATATTTTTTGTTGCGCATAATTCTTTTCATGTTGATTTAAAATATCAGTTAATTCAGTAAATCGATCTTTTCTAGTAATTTTTGTTTTTAATCCAGATATATCATTGCCGCCCTCATATAATACAATAGCATCTTTAAAATCAGCTATTAAATTTCTAAATTCATCATTATTTTGAGCTGTAACTCTATTACGAAAGTTATTTGCATCTGACAATGTATGAAAAAAACTCTTTACTATAGGATTTTTCATAGCTTTAGCATATCCTACCCACATAATTTTTTTAAATTTAGAAGCCATATCTCCAGGTGACTTTAATTGCTGTATCTTAGAATCAAGCATAATGTCAAATTTATTTAAATCCTTGTAATTTAATTCAACACCAAGTTCAAAGTCTTTATTAGTAGCATCAAAAAATAATTCTTTAAAAAACTTTGTATCATTTATTAAATTCCATTCTTTTAAAGTTCGACTATTAGACCAACGTTGTTTAATTTTATCCATACCTTTTGTAAATTCACTAGGATCTTTGCACAGCATTAATTACATCTCCCTTTATTATTTTTATTTATATAGAAATTATTTTGACCACCAATTTGATCTATTACTCTTAATACTTCAGCACCATCTTTATTTTTTCTTCTAACTTGAGGAGCTCTAATAATATCTCTTGGTCCTTTAGGATACAATAGTTCTCCTATTAATTGACCTTGACCAGTACCACCTCCAAATTGTTTTGTAGTAATACCATCAAATACCATATATCCTCTAGATTTCTTCCATACAGAATCATAAGCATCTTGCCCATAAGATTCTATTAATCTTTCCTTTAATCTAAAAGCTGTAATAGGGTCTGTCATAGCTCCTTCTTGAAGAATCTGTCTATAAAGCTCAGCAAATTGTGAACCTACAGCTTCAGTTAATTGCATATTATCTTTTAAAGTTTTATATTCTTTTTTAGTCACAAACGGATCATGCAATACTCTTTCAATAGCATTATTTAATAAAGCACCTTCAAAAGTAGTTGTAGATAATTTTCTTGCAGCCATATCAAATCCATCACCTGCTGTTAAAGTTTTATAATTAGCCCCATGAACTTTAGCTAAATCCATTACAAACCCATTAAAATTTGAAGATAAATTATAATTTTTTAAACTTTGCATTACAGCATCTACTACTGTTTTATTAATATTGCCTACTGCAGGTAGAAATTCGTTATTAGTAGGATTATAATATACATTATTTCCAGATTTATATTTTTCTTTTGGAACTAATAAAGCCATTAAAAAATCTTTCCCATAAGTTTCAGTGCCTTTAGGATAATTACCTACATTTGTTGGCTGACTAATAGCTCCATCCATAGGAGCATCTATATTTGCCATTTCCTCTATTCTTCTTAAACCCCTATCTATAGATTCTTGTACTTTAGCATAATGTCGGCTCCAATCTTTATAACCCTTGAAGTCCATAATTTCTGCCATACTTTCGTTAATTTCTTTTCTAGTATTTGAAACTATCTCTGTAAAACTATTTTTGTGTTCAGGTTTTATATGAGCATAATATCCTAATGTAGCTCTAGCAAAAGCTACGGCATCTAACATATCATGGCTTCTTACAGGTACTAATTGAACTCCATTTTTAATAAAGACTTCCCCTTCTTTAATTACAATATTTTTAGAACCTGGAGGATATTTCTCTATAAGTTTTCCAGTTTTTTCATTTCTTACTACACCTGCAGCTTCACCTATAATTCTTTCTTTCTTTCCTTGAGTTGTGATTTTTTCCATTCCAGGCATTTCACCATAATTCTCAACCATTAATTTATCTCTTAAAACTAATAAACCATTTCTTTTAATAGCTATATCATTTGCTAATACTGTAAATTCAGGAGTTTCTCCTAATCCTTGTTCAACTTTTCTTTGCATTATACTTTCTAATGAATGTAATTGAGATTCAAGATTACTTAATTGAATCATCATTTCTTCTGTTTTAAGATTTTTTCTAAAACCATTCCATAATTCATCTATAATCGGAGTTTTATCTATTACGGCAGGAATATCATCACCTAATCTTATAGACTCTAATATTTCACCTCTATATCTACCTAACCATTTCATAATACCTTGATTAAAATAATCACCTTGAGGATTAACAATCTCATTTACTTTTAGCATATCATGTTTAGCTATACCATCTAACGATTGTAAAAATGTAGTAGGTAGTTTATTAACAGCTTCAGATAAATTTCCAAATATATTTTTTATTTCAATAGTTTTGCCACTAGCATCTTTTTTGCCTTTTGGAAAAAATATTTGATCTACACCTTGAACATTTGCAGCTTTTAAATAATTATAAAAATTCCAATTAATTCTTTTTGGATGATAATCGTTTTGAAATTGCCTATATATTGTATGCATATCTTGATATCTAGGGGTTTTCATTTCTCCAGCTTCCCAAACACCAGATTCAATAGTTAATAAATTCCCGTAATCGTTTAAAATTTTATTAGTAATTTCTTTTAAAATAGGTTCCTTAACTAAAGCATTGTCTTTACCCACTTTCATTGTAAAAAATGGTTCATCTGTTTTAGCTGTTACTGTGCTTTTTCTATCTCCAAATTTAGCAGAATTACCAAATAAAGTATTATTTATCCATTCAGGACTAAATACTGCATCAGGAGTACCATTATATGGATCTAATATAGATTGTGAATCATTAGTTAATCTTTGTAAACCCTTCTGACTTTTATTAAATACTAATTCAACATTTTGTCCATTTATATTAAATTTTATTGAACCTATATCTTTAAATATATGCCAAGCATAATCTAATTTACGATGTTGTTTTTGAACCTTGCCCCTTAAAAATCCAGCATCTTTTATTCTACCTTTATGCATCCAAAAATCTTCAGCATTATAAGGATCATACGAAGGTTTAGTTTTCAAAGCCTCATTTATAGGCATAGCTTCCTTAATTAAACTATTTGATTTATATGCTTCTCTTACAACATTATATGGTAAATCTAAATAAAAAGGTAATTTATCAGTATCAAAATCTCTTTGAGCTCTAAGCGTAAGATCATAAGAATTTAATTCTACTACACCACCATCTTTTTTAGATATAGGTCTATTAGTAATTTTAGCAGCAACCAAATCATGTGGACCTGTTCTTGGAGCAGGGCTGAATACTCCTACTATATTTGCAGGTGTTGTACCTTCTCTTTGAAAAAGATAACTAGTTATATCTCTATATCTTACTATTTTACCTAATTGTATACCATCTATTAAATTTCCTATAGTTTTATTATAACCTTTAGGTGCTGCTTTATAAAATGCAGGCAAATCTTTAACAATACCAAATGGATCATAGATTTCACCATTTTTTAAATCTATCTGTATATCCCTATGGCCTAATCTATTATCTCTTACATTTACAGCTACACTTATAGAAGATATTTCTTCAGCTTTATTTTTCTTAATAGTACCTTTAGCAGTCTTTTCTTTTAAAACAGATTTGCCAAATTGACCTGTATGTGTTATTGTTCTATCTAGAAAATCGAATCCTACATTAGCTTCACCTAATATTGTCTGTACTTCTTGTCCACCTATTTTTTGATATACTGGTATATTTAGTTTACCTGTAAAATCAGGTCTTAATATAGGTGCTCCTCCCGCATGTGTAAAACCATCAAATACCCCAGAATCATCTATAAATCTGCTTTTAACCATATTATCATAAAGATTTTTAGAAATCCTACTATAAGGCACTCCACCTCCACTAATCCATAATTGGGCTAAACTGATATTTTCATTTTCAGGATTATGAGCATTACCTTTATTAGTTTTTTCATTTAAGTACTCTCTTGCCCAAGCGCCAGCTTCGTGCGGCCTACTAGGATCATATAAATTATAACGAACAGTATTAAAATTCTTAATTGCATCTGCTCTACCATATATAAATATTTCCTTTTGATATTCAGACCAATTACTTAGTTGCTTTAATACTTTAGCGCCTTTAGCCTCACCATATACAGTTCCAATAAGATCTTGATTTGCATCTATTCTTGCAACACCATTTTTACCATCTATGAAATCCATATTATTGAAATTATTTTTATTATTTAGCCAATCTACTATATTAGTAGCTTCTGATGTTTTAGGAGGCGTAATAGCTAATAAATTATTTATTAAATTTGGATCTGTAGTTTTTATTATTTTAGCTTTTTTAGCTCCACTGGTAAGTGTAATTTGCTCAATATTAGGATTATTAGCAAAAAATGTATCGAATTTTTTATCATAAAAATAATGTGTTTTATTATAGAAGACATGTATATTTCCATTTGCATCCTTAAAACTAGAAGTTCCGACAGGTTTATGCCCTGCTGATTCACCTATTAATTGAGAATTCCCTTCATTAATTAATATAAAATCTAATCTTTCTCTTCTTACTACAGTAGCACCATTATTTGCTTCAGCATTTAGAGAATGAGAATTAAATAATCTGCTTAACATCCCATCTCTTTGCTCTTTTGTAATCTTATTATTATTGTATTGTTCGTTTATAGATCTTTCAGCTACAGTTCTATTATCAGTAATATAATCACTAGAAACTTGACCTTTTTCAGATATTGTCCCAGCATCATTTATAACTAAATTATTATAAAAAGACATTGGAGAATATTTTCTAACAACATCTCCAATATATGATTTATCTCCTCCCCATAATTGAAGCGTAAAATCACGTCTTTTATCAGTATTTCTTGCATATCCTTGGTTTGACCCTAATCTCCTATATTTAAAGTCTTTATGGCTCATATTTGCATCATAAGCACTTTGCAACCAATCTCCATCAATTCTTTCGCCATACATTACATTAAACATTTCATGTAAAGCTTTAGTTAACAATCTATTTGAAGGGACTTTTTTTGATTGAACTTTAAATAAATCAATACTATATTTACGATCCTGTAATGAACCTTCAATATATTTGTAATATTCTCCTAATCTTTCAAATAATTGAGCTGCTCCTCTATGCTTATTTATAGCATTTAAAACATAGGGATCATTTTTTTGAACTTCATACCATTTTTTAAATGATTTTGCCAGAGAATGGAACTCAGTATGGGGCATTAAGAAATTTATATTTTCATCTACTCCTATTAGATACTGCTTACCTTTTGTACCCTGCTTAGTCATATCAAAAGTAAGGAAATTATCACCACTTGGCTCTACTTCTGTGCCTGTTCTTGCTAATTTTTGATTTTTTGTGGCTCCAGCTTTTTGTGTTATTATAAGTCTATCTTGAGCTAATGTATTTACTAATTTTTCAAATAAACCAACATCTCCTGTAGATTCACCCCTTAATGTAGTTATCTTATTATTTAATAGTACTTGATCTGATAATAAATTTAAGTCAGCTGTTTTAAATATTTCTGTAAATACATCTGTAAATCTACTATGACTTATAGTGCCTTTATCAAAAGTACCTGAATAATCTAAAGATTTATTATCTCCAGCAAGATTTAACGTTATCTTATTAACTGAAAATTGTCTTTCAAATAAATTGAATAATCTTTGTGTATCATTTTTAAGTTTATTACTAGGTATATCGCCTTGTTTTAATCCAGAGATTTCATATATAGCATCTCTAAAATTGGTATTTTTAATACCTGTATTTGATATTTCGTATAAATCATATAAAGCCTCTGTGGCATTTTCATAGGTTTTTCTTTTTCCTCCTTGAGCTACAATTTGATTTACAACTTTTTCCATCATTGGAGCTTCACCAGTTTTTGCATATTCTACAAAAAAGTTATCAGGACTTATAGTATTTTTATTGTCAGAATTTAATTTACCCATAAGTTCTTCGGCTTGGTGTCTGATAAGAGATTCTTCTCTTTGTATTTCAATATCAGTAAATACTTCTGGTCTATTTCTCCATCTTTGAGCTATTTCTTGCTGTAATAAATCAATAGTTTCACTAATAGTATCAAAAGTTTTCATATCTAGTTTCTCTCTAGATTGATTCATTTCTAAAAATAACTCAGAAATAGTTTTACCATCTATTTTTGTATTTTTAACATGATGATAAAATGCTGCAGAACGAGTTATATCTCCTCTAGTTCCCATAACATTTTCCCAATACATTTTATCCCAATCTGTTAGCAGCGTTTCTTGCTGTGATGCTAATTTTATTTTTGCCTTTATTCTATCTATAACAGTTTTTTCCATTCCTTGTGTATCTTTTATAGAAGATTCAAGTAATTGTCTTTCTTCTTGAAGATTCATAATTATCTCTTGAACTGGAACATGCAAATCTTTAGAATCACTAATATGTTTATTCATATTAATAGTTTTTGCTACAGCTTCTAATGTTGCAAGTTGTTCATTTGTTAAAAATAATTTATCAATACGGTCTGTTTTCGCTACTGCTTTATTAGGTATAGAAGTTACAATATCATCATATACTTTTATCATTCGATCTATTTCTTTGCTAGACATATCAGGATTTAAGCGCTCTATATCTACAGCTTTTATCTCTCTAGCCATTTCAAGTCTTCCGCCTAAGCTTTGATTGCCTTTATTTACTGCTACTAAACCACCTTCCATTAATCTATTTATAGAATAAGAAACTTCAGGACTTACATCTAAGCCTCCAATAGCCTCATTAATACCATGATTACGCATTTTTTCAGTCCATATTCTAAAATCTTCGCCATTATTTCTTGAGGGATCGGGCATACCTAATTCAATTAATTTACCCTTTAATTCTATGGCTTCTGATACGGAGTATTGAGCTTTACCGCCCTGAGGAGATTTTCCTGTTTTCATAATACTGTAAAGATTATGCATCATACTAGTTAAATCATGTATTTCCCCTAAATTACCTTCATTAATTAATCGTTTATAAGTCTCTCCACTTTCATTCATTATTAAATTTCTAACATCATTAACTATGGCAGATTTATTACTTTTATCAGGAGATACCATTCTATCTATTAAACTAGTAAGGTCATCTACTGTTGCATCATTTACATCTTTAGGTAAAGATTCTCTATTATTAAACAATATATCATAATTAACACGAACATTTTTATTAAATACATTATGACCTATGAAATGCCATAATTCTGGACTTGTAAGATCAACTCTTTCATTAGAATTTTGTCCATAAACTTCTCTTCCTAGATAACTAGAAAAATTATCATGTATATTTGCAAGAGCTTCAATATTTTTTTCAAATGGTTCCTGAACATTAGTTCCAAATTGTTTACCTTGATTTTTTTCTCTAATAGTAATTAAACCTGATTGTTCTAATTCTTGTTGTAATCCAAAAAATTGCCTTACAGCTCTTGCTTGTTTTTGCGTTAATTCAATATTATCAGGAGCAAAAGTAATTCTATTTAACATTCTTCCAGATTTATCAATAAAATTTGGATTACCAGTTAATAAAGTTGCCATATCTTTAAAGTTATTAAATAAATCTAATTCTATTTGATTCCATTGACTTTCAGTAGATTTTAAAATACTTTGTTTAATTCTTTCTGTACTATTTAATGATATAGGATTATCGGTTGTTGATAAAACAGTTGACTTTAATTGATGGATATCTTTAATAGCTAAATCCATATTCTTTTTTAACATATTAGGATTAAAATCATATCCTCTTGCTTTTATTACACCAGAAACAGGAGTTATTAGCTTACTTAATTCAGAAGTAATAACATCACCATTTCCAGATGCTCTTAAATCTTCATTATTATGTTTACTTAAATACTCTTCTCTATTATAAATAATATTATTTCTTTCTAAAGCCTTTATTACCTCTGTAATATCTCCATTGCTTTCTATATGCTTATTAATATAAGTATCATATATTCCTCTTTCATATCCTTTAACAAGATCTTTTACATGAGTCATATTATACCCTAAATGCTCCATGTTTTTATGCATTTCTACTAATTCTTCATTGTAAAAATAAGGTCTTTCTCCACTAGACCAATCAAATGCAGGTTTTTTACCTTCTACACCTTTTCCTCTTAATGGTTTACCTCTTTTTGACATCCATGTACTCAATAAGAAATGAGCCCCTGCTTCATCAGGATCCATTGAATCAAATACACCTTGATTTAAAGCTGCATAATTCATAACAGCAGCTCCTCCTAGCCATCTAGGAGAACTAAAAAATAAATCTTTAACAATTTCATTTTTAAATGGATTTTTAGCTGTTAATCCACCTCTTAATTCCTTTAACCATTTTTGATTTTGACCAATTATAGCCTTTTTTATTGTAGGTAAATCGCCTGGTTTGATACTTTTTAAAGCTGTTGATCCATGAAATAGTTTTTGACCATTAGGTAGTGAAATAACAAAATTTCTATTTTGATTAAATGTTGTTTCGAGAACAGCTCTCATACCTTTTGGATCTGTTACTTTACTTATATGCTTATTAAATCCCTTTATATTTCCACCAAATTTACTTAAAACTTGATTTGTATTTTTTAAATCTAAAGCCATGCCTACTTTTTTATATATAGGCATTGAAGCTCCACCAGGAATAACTCTTATACCTCCAAATGCTGCACCTGTTAAGGCATGATGCAAAAATTGCTTTGCAAATAATCCAGCATATGATTGCCCTGGCTCAGGCTCTAATTCTCCATTAGCATACATATGAGCATCTATTAAAGTACCTACCATTGCTATATCAAAGGCTTCTTGAGCAACTCCACCTGCAATTTGGCTGAATTTACCGCCCCATCGATTAACTATCATATCATCTAAATTGTTTATAGGTGTTTTTGTTACTTGATTAATTATATCATCAGACAATCTTACAATGTCATCAGTTGAAGCAGCAATTCCCTTACTGCCTAAATAAGAAGTTAATTTACCAGGCATAGAACCTCTCATCTGACCTGTCACTTGCCCTATATAAGAACTGCCCTTTCTCATGTTCATATAAGGTTTTACAGAGTGAGAAAATGGATTTAAAAAATCCCAAGTACCTTTAGATCGACTAGCAAGTCCTGATTTATTACCAAAACCAACTAAATCATCTGTACTATTGATTATAAATCTATTTACATCTTTTATATCTACTCCTGTTTTATTAACATTTTTTAGTAAATTTTGATTTATATCTTCAGTTAATTTTTTAGCAGCTTTTCTTTGTAAGCCTCTAGTAGTATTTCCTAAAGCACCTATGTTAGCAGTTTTAGCCATACCACCTTTTACAAGACCTATTCCTCTTAAGAAACCCCCAGCTTCACCTAACATTAAGGCAATTCTCCCAGCTTTACTATCTTGCCAATCTGCTAATACTTCATCAACAGCTTCATCTCCAAATGCTTTCCTGGTTAAATAATCAGTAGCTCCAAATGTACCAACCTTACCAAAACCCCAAAGAGCTCCACCTATAACATCCATTAAAGAATCTCCCAATGCATCGGGCTTGGCATCATGATATTTGCCTTCAGGAAAGATTTCATCTGAAGAGCCAGGCTCTAAACTTGCTCCAGGATATTTTAAAGAAGTAGTCAATCCTAACGTAAAAGGATCTTCAGGCTCTCCTGATGTAGGTTGTATAGCAGCTGGTTGAGTAGCAGCAAGTCTGTCTTGTTTAATTAGATCACGAGCCTGATCATAACTAATTTTATTTCCCTTATTCCATTCTTCTCTATATTTTTGATTAATTTCGTAATATGATATACCGTTAGCCATTTTTTTCCTTATCTAGTTTCTCCTAAATCATAAGCTTCTAATTGTATATTAGTAATTCTACTTAATTGGTCATTAGTTGCTCGTATACTATCTAATAATCTTCTGTTTTCACCTAAAGTTTCCATATCAAATCCTGAATATTGAAACTGCATATATCTTCCAATTTCTATTAATTGTGCTTCAGATAATTCAGGCATTTCTTTCTTAATTTTTTGTATAAAAGCTTCAGGATGATCATAAACACTTCTACCATGCTCTAATTCAAAACTACTTTTTATAATATCAAAGTCACTTATATAATTACCTTCATGCATTTTATTTTTCATCAAAAGAGGATTACCACTTTCTATATTTTCTATTTCATTATATATTTCATCCATACTTTCTAAAAATGGTTGCACCATTGTAAATGATCCGTCTTCTTTATTATATCCCATACTAATAGCATTATATATTGCTAACATATCACCTTCTATACTTCCATTTTGTCCAAGGAAAGCTTCATATTCTTGATAAATATCATTATATTCTCCAGCCCAAATCTCCATTTTGTCAGTCATAAAATCCGCTTCACCTGCAACTACTAGGTCAAATAAGGAAGTTACAGTTCCTTTTCTATAGAAAAAAGTATCTGATAGTATTCCCATTGCTACTGCATTTGCATTAATTTTATCTCTTGCTTCTTGCTCAACTAGAGATTTTTTCACTGAGTCTGAATGAGCTAAGTCAAAAGTGCTTTCAGCAAGAGATATATCTGATTCAATTTTTTCCATATTTAACTCAGTTAAAGCTATATTTTGTAAAGCTAATTGATAGTCAGCTTCCATATTACTTAATTGTTGATTTTTTAATGCTAGATCCATGCCTTTAATATCTATCTCTTTACCTTGTAATGTTATCTCATTCTTTAATTTATCAGGTAAATATTCATTTTGTATTTTAGCTAATAGTAATTCCTCTCTACTTAAATCTATAGCAGCTTTCTTCTCAGGAGATAATTCAGATGCATAAATACCTTGAGAGAAAGCATCGTAATCTATATCTAAGCCTGCATAATCTTCTGCATATTTAGCTTTTTCTTCTGCATCTATAGTACCATCATCATTTATATCTAATCTATTAAATAAACCTTTACCCATATTATAAGAACTAATACTTCTTCTAATTTGACTATTTTCAGATTGTAAATAATTTATGCCTTTATTTACTGACTCTAAATCACTTGAAACATTTCCAGTAATTAAACCTGTTAAATTTTCAAAACCTGGTGTTTTTTGTTCATCCGCTAAGTTTTCTCCTTGTACAGCAACTATCCCTAACTCAGATAAAGAATTTTGTAATTCTTGATTTGTATCATACATATCTCTTATTAAACCTTGATTAAAAGCTAATTGCTGCATATCTGATTCATGCTTTCTATCTAATTCTTTTTGTTCTTCTTTCCATTTTAATTCATCCCCATAAGTTTTAGCTTCAAATATTAACTCAGGCACTTTATTTAAAAAATCTGCCAATGGTGATTGTTGTATAATAACGTTAGTGTTAGCCATTTAATTCTCTCTTTCTATTTCCAATTTATAAATTCTTTCAATTTTGTATAATTAATACATTCATCATATTCTTTTTTTAATAAACCCCAAGATATTTGGTCTATCCATTTTCCATTACGACAAACATAATCTCTTGATTTTCCTTCAATAACCCAATTGCCTGCTTTATATATATTATCAACAGCTGGATTATTCCCAAAAGTATAAGCGTATAATTTGTGCAAATTTAGAACCTCAAAAGCATATATTGCTATAGTACCTGCAACTTCATAAGCAAATGAAGCTTTAAAAATTGCATCTTTATGAGGTTTTTGATACTTTTTAATTATTGCTAATTCTCCTATTTCTGCACTTCTTTTTATAGGGCATATATCTTTTAATGATATAAAGCCTATGATTTTACTATGCCTTCTCACTGTAAAGGCTTTCGTTGTTGTACCTTGACAAGCACTGAGAAGATATGGCCCCAAACTGCTTAAAGTTAATTCCTGATATGTTGTAGAAAAAGCATTGCCCATATCTTCTTGCAATATAATTTTATAAATATCAGGTAAATCTTCTCTTTCTAAAGTTTTTAAAAAAACATTTTTACATTTTATCATAATGCCTCCTATTAGTTACCACACTAATTATATTTATTTACCGCCTTTACCTCCACCTCCATTGTGAACTAAATATCCGTCTGCAAGATATGTATGAACATTTCTTACTTCAAAATTATATACAGTGTAAGGCTTATTATCTTTTTCAATAACTTTTATTTCTTTAAAGCTTCCATTTTTATCTAATATTTTATGACCAATTTTTAACTCACCTGCTGAAAGCCATTCTCCATCAATAGTATAAAATGGATGATTATCTGTTGTTTTGCATTCTCCATTTATTACTAATCCATCTTTATTGTTTAAATGTATATGTGTTTCATATACTTTTTTATAAACAAATTTTTTCTTTTTTTCATCATAAGCTTTTACAGTATCTCCAGCTATAATATCTTCAATATTCTTTTTACCATTAGGAGTCTCAATTTTTGTACCAGCTCTAAAACATGCTTTTGCTTGTTCTTGCTGAGCATATATATCTCCTATATCACGATAAAGCATATCAGAATAATCTTGACGAGCTCCTTCTATAGCTTCATCTCTTGCTAGTGTTGTCCCTTGCAAGTCCTGCCTAAACCTATTTTCAGCCCCTTGAACATCGATATCTTGTAAAGTTTTAAGATATCCGCCTTGATCTTGACCCATACCTTCAAATCCTGATTTAGCTGCATATGTTGTTGTTTGCAAAGGATCACCAAGTGCATCTAATAACCCCTTTCTAGTATCAGACATTAACTTATCTTTCCCTAAAGTCCATTTTTTCCCTGCTATATCTTCTTTCCATGGATCGTAAGCACTAATAAATTGAGTATAATCATCAGGATTATCTATACCCAAATCACCCATTATAGCAGATAAATATTCGGGATTTGTAGATAAATAAGCTAATTCCTCATTACTTAAAGCTTCTGTGTCTATAGTTGAACCGCTTCCATGTTGTTGCCAAGCATCTGCAGCTCCACTCTCTATATCTTGTAATAAATCATCGTCTATTTCATATGGCATAATTTTCCCTTTCTAACCAAAATATGATTCTTTGTCATCTTTTTTCCAAGCATCCATTAATAAATTAGTTCCATAATTTATAGCTTGTCCTTTTAAAGCATCTCCAATAAATCCCCCTGCATCAGTTCTTCCTCCACCAACTTCTGAAGGACCTGTATATCCTCCTGTATCAGTAGGACCAACTGCGCCTTCTCCAGGAGAAACAGGACCAAGTACTTCCACACTTTCTCCTCCAATTACATCAATACTTTCATTAGGGAGAACTGGAGCTGCCGAAGCTGCGGAAGCTGTATCCGCTACTTTATCTGCAGCTACATCCTTAGCTTTATTAAACCAACCAGGTTTTTGAAAATCAAAAAATGATCCTTTTCTTAAAACTTCTCCTGTAGTTTTATCTACAACATCTTTTCCTTGTGCAAGTCCTTTAAATCCACCTTCCATCCCACCTTTCAGCCAAGGAGTGACACCTGCTGTTAATGCAGTTGTCATACCTCCTGTAATTGCTTGATCAAGCATATTTTGATTCAACTTTTCTTTTTGACCTTTATACCATAAACCGCCTTCATCAACACCACCAGCAGCTTTTTGACCTGCCATTTGTCCTAATGTGCTACCTATACCACTAGTAAGACTCTTAGCTAATAAACTAGCTCCTGGTCCTAAAAAGGGAGTTAAAATAAGAGAACCTAATAAACCTCCTATTGAACCATAAAGTCCTGTTTTCTGTGCTTGTTTTTGCATTTCCAAAGCTTCATCAGCTTGTGAAGCTCGTTTAAGAAATGCCGCTCTACCTCTTGCCATTTTTACTTCCTTTCATTTTAAATTTTATCTCCATATATATAACCTCAGCCATTCTTGATTCATAAATCCCATATAATTATCAACATCATTAGCATACTGACTACCTGGGGATATAGCCCATCTAGGATAAAATAATATATGATTTGGACCAATAATAGTTGCGACTACCTCGCCTGCATTACTCACGCCAGGACCCATATTCAAACCTCCTAGAGTAGGCGTGGTAGAAGAAGAACTCATAACTGTACATAATATACTTCTATTTTGCAATCCTTCAGCTAATGTGAAACCATATATAGGCCATGATGTAAGAAATTCTCCATTATAGAATACAACACCATGATCAACAATACCTCCAGTATGATTTCCCAATTCGTCACTATAAAGCCAAGTTCCCGCGTCTGTAGAACTAGTAAAACTAGTTCCTGCCACAAGCTGATTTACAATAGATCGACATCCATCATTTATAGCATCTTGTAAATCTGGATAAGGATCAACTAAACAATTTTTATGTCCTGCAGTATCAACAGATGTTGCCTCTGAAGGAGCGGAGTCACAAATATAAGCACTCATCATTTTAGGCGGCCTTGATAAGCCTAGATTATGAGTGCATAGAAAAAAACCAGGGTATACACATTCCCATCTTGGGCCAGTGCTTAACATTGCAGCTCCTTGATTTGCTATAGTACCTGGATCAGTCACTACATCACCAGGTGAATAACCTATTAAATCACCTTCTGGTATTGGTACTAGTTGCCTCCACTGGCTATCATAAGCAGGATCATTAGGCATAAAGCTTTGCAACATATCAGCACTTAGGCCACCATTATCACTTCTGTATGCACCGCCTTTACCCATTGTTTGCAATGTTTGAAAATGCCATCCTCCGTTCATTTTAACAGCCATTGCAGGCACGCCATTAGAATATATATAACGTGTTTCTCCTTCAGATCCCTCATCATCATTTGGAAACTCATCATGCCATCTATTAGCTATTTTCCTTTCTACACCCTTTATTTTATTTTGGGCTGCATCTGCCTCTGTAAATTGCTCTTCTAACCAACTCATCTAATACCCTTTTCTCTATAACTAAAACTAATATCGTCTATTATAAATGTACTTGGAACTGTCCCAGCTGCTTTAAATATTAAAGATATACTTGTTATATTTTTAAATTTTGTTCTTAAACTTGCTTCTGCAGAACCTGTATAATAAGTAGTAATTCTTTCTGTTCTCCAGAAATTATTTGAATCAGGTAAAGAATACCCACTAGAACCACCTAAGTGATTAACAGTTTCTTCATCATCGCCAATTTTTTTAATAATTGCATCTATATCAACATTAGTAGCGCCATTTGACTTATATGTAATATAAATAGAACTAATGACTTTTCTAACAGAAGGTTCTACAAATGTAATATCC